ATACGACTGATACACATCCACTACAATTCCTTCAGGATCTACGTGAGAATTCGTAATAAACCGCTTTCCCGACACAATAATACTAGAATGCACTCCAGTTTTGGTATTCACCATTATCCTGCATTGATTTTTCTTAAAAGCTTCTGCGGAAGTAGTATTAAATGTGACCCCACTCAACAATTCATTCGCTCTTTTCTTAGAATCTTCAAATTGAGCGTATGTTGCATCGTAAGTGCTCTTAGAACCAAAAATCCAACTAAATACTCCCGAACAAGAAACCTGAGGCTTATATGCACCTAGTAGCGCCCTAAAGTAGAAGAATATAAGGGTATGAATCATCACAGTCCACAAAAGACTCGCTATTAAATGAGGATGGACTGATAAAACTGATGCTATAGTGTCTATAAGAACATCTACTACATCGTAACACTTCTTAGCGACTACTGCTCTACCGGTCTTAACATAATTAAACACTACATTAAACTCTACTCTATTTTCTCCAATATAATAAGCCTCTTGATGTTTTTCTATATTTCTGCACACTCCACATACATTAATAATATCTCTATTAGCGTCTCTCAGCAATACAGCGCAGGTCGCGCACATTGAATGCCCACAGGATCTTATAGCTATAGGAACATGCAACGGTCTTCCATTTTCAATATCACCCATATTATCATAACTCTCCATACAGGCGTAACAATGATCATGTCTTACATCACCTTCGGTTTTTTCTACATAATCTCCCAATACTAAATTATACACAAATATGTACGCTCCTCGGATAATAGCTACAACATCTTCGCCCAACTCTTTAATATTCACATTTAAAATCTTATCTATCAAAGGTTTAATGACTCTCCTAATCAAACCGCTTATTATTTTCTTAAACAATTCTTCAGTCGTTGTGGTTAAATATAACACATACTCTTTAAATATATTGGCTCCATTCATAATATTACTCCATGCTCCGTTCATAGTATCGTATATACTCTCGAAAAACTGAGGTCTAAAATTTCTAAGATTACCTAACACATTCTCTGGTTGCTCCATTATTTCATTAATAGTCTCCACATGCTCAAATAGTCCATTAGTCATCATCCTATCCATTTTGTTAGACTCCGTTAAGTGATTATATAACATAAATAACCATCCTAGCGATGCTTTCAATCCTCCTTCTCTTGGTGTTTCAATAGAATACGGAAAATCTATTATACCGCTAATTTGCCCTGACGAGCTAAACTTAGTTGCTACCTTATTTGGTCCTATAAACGAATCTCTCCATACATTAAAATTTTCATCATATTTACTATAACAAAGGCGCTGTTTAAAATAACTCGCGTCGGTATCTCTACTAACACTAATCAAATGCACTCTCCTAAATAAAGCTTCAGGACAAGATATTCCATCCTTAGCCGTAAATCCGTTCAAATGTTTAAAATTATTCGTTGTACATATTATCACTTCTGACTGGAAAAATTTCGTATTCTTCTTATCAGCCTGAGCACAATCTAATGGATATTTCACCGGAGCGACAAAATTAATAATAGTTCTCCACTGCGATTTTCCTTGTTGTCCCACATCATCCATTACAAAAACATTCTGGTTCATATAATCGTCATAAAAATCCTTAGAAGCATCTACGGGTGGCACTGTGTGTGTATAAACTGATTTATTATGAGTTTTCAACATCTCCACAAATCTATTCATTAATACTGATTTTCCACATCCAGGAGGTCCGTCAAAGACTATACATATTGGTTCATCTCGGGCAGACGTTGCATAAGTGTCCACAAATTTAATCAAATTATCTTTATACGCATTCCAGGTGACTGTAAAATGTCTATTATCATTATTTCTCACATAATCCAAAAACCCATTGTCGACTTTCAATCGTCCGTACAACTTAGTAACTTCTTCTCTGAAAACTGGATTGTGAAGAACCGAATTATCTTTTACAAATTGAGTATATTGCTCCGCTACTTTCATTATATCATCATAAAAACTAAAGGGTGTAAAAATATACTCTACAACTGAAATTAAAGAGTTCGCAACTCCCTCAAAAGATTTAAAAATACCGAAAGAGAAGATATACTTCAACACTGAAGTTAAAAGATCTCTAATCTTAGCAAATAAAGTTGAAAAAGAATGCGAAGCATGAACTTTCACTCCGGTCAATAATGCAAAGTTTCTAAATTTGTCCATCAACCATGATGGAATTCCCATTAATGAAAAACCAGCCATTAAAGCTTCTAAAGACATACTCTGAGGTTGATATTCTACCTCCTCAAATACACCATCACTATCTTTCATGGTGGTATCAACAAATTTAACTAATTTAAATATATTATACAAAAATTGCAAGACGCCTATTATCCCTACTAAAGCTGTAGACGCACTAAAAAATATGCTAATTACTATATCAGTAAGCTTAGCCCAATCTATATTACCAAATATTTTATAAACTCCCTTAACCTTATCCGTTATGGTTTTAAACACAGAAAATAGTCCTACTATCTTACTACCAGCATCTTTTCCTTTATCATACAGCATAGTAAACATTCTTTCTATATGAGGAAATGCTTGGGGTTGGTACCAATCACTCTTATCTATAACTATCAATAAATCTCTACGTTGTACAGTCTTCATCAAATTATTATGATCATAATACTTCCTCTTTATATATTCCTTAGTACAATTTTGTATCGTCTTGCGTCTTAAATTTACATAATAAATGTTACTATCCGCTTCCTTTTTAAATTTATACGAATGCGCCATTTTATCATACATATACACTTGACTAATCACAACATCCATTTTGTTACTATCCTTGCATTCAAATTTCATTTTCTTTCTATTATCTTTACAACCTAATCCGTAACATCCAAAACAACCATTATCCATATCATTATTTCCAAAATCATTATCGTTATCAAATTCATATCCATTGTCCATATTATTATTTTCATTATCCATATTACACATTGAATCCCTAGTTAGGAAGTTGGCTACGAAACAATATTACTAAAACGTGCTGTTTAAATTTTCTCTGTTACCGTAAGAGGTGTGGTTTTCCAGACACATTACGTTCAGGTAGTGTTATCTAAACTGTTGGCGTTTTAGCTCTCAACGGGGATGTCTCCCGGTGATTTAACTGCTAAATCGTCTTCCATTTAGGGGATGGAGCTTGTTTGATTTCGAAACAAACTACTCCAGTAATAAACCTACATGTAGGTTACTACCAAACAAAATTACGAGACTGAATCTTATTGCTAAGTTTCATTCAAATGGTTACCCATAGGCGTTCGTAAAGCCGTTGTTTTCTCTACACTACAACGGAAAGATGAAAATCCAGTAAACCCTAAAACAGACTAATCCCAGCCCCCAAAGATTATACTTTAGGGGCGAGAATAAATCCTTTTCAGGGTTTATAATCGAACCATGATCCACAAGCAAGCTTAACGGTAATTCGCATTATCGCTACACTTCTGTCCAAAAATTGATTGGTATTAGAGGAATCCTAAGAACTTAAATTTAATTTTCATTAAATACTCCATAGTAATAATCGAAACATAATCGACTACTACTATGTTTCGGTAACTTACGTAAAAGGTAAGCTCAAAGGGTTAAATAAAACATAA